ATTATAACAAAGGGGACATTTTATGTCAAGTGTTATTTTTTTGGTGGTTATGATAGTTTACCAAGTATTACTCTTGTAACAGCACTGCCTCCAGTACCATCAATAATTTTTATTTGTTGTGAAGTGGCATCAATTTGAACAGAACCATCACTAGCAGAAATTGTAATCTTACCATTTGTTGTGCTCATGGTATTAGTTCCCTCAAAACTTGCTGCTTGTAAAGTTCCTTTAAATTCTGCTTGTGCACTAGCTCCACTTCCCCCGGGCTGTACTCTAAATGCGGGAGAAGCTATAGCTCCTGTTGCTAAATTAAAATAAGAGCCCGCTGTTGTAAAAGCAGTGCCATCTCTAGCTGAACTACTAGCAGTAAGATTTGCTTCAATTGTTCCTGTTTTAATTGTTCCGCCATCTATTTGAGTAAGATTAATAGTATTACCATTTGCAGTTGTTAGTGAATCTCCACTAAAAGTAACGAGTCCAGTAAAGTTTGTTCCTGTTGCTACATTTCCAAAACTTACAGGCCCCGTGTTTTGTGCGGTACCATTAGTAACAGTTTCAACTGCACTAAAAGTTATATAATAAACTGTTGTTTGAGAGGCAGAAACTGTTGGGGTATTTACACTCCAACTACTTAAGTTAGCTCCTCCAGATCCTTGAGTAAAATTACTGTTTGCAAGAGTTGTTGCATTAAAATTATAACTAATATTAGTAGGTTTATTACTATTAGAAGGGATTCCAGAGCCTACCCAATATAAATATCCATTTACATTTCGTGCTGCATCATTTCCTGTTGCAGTGCTATCTGAACCTTCTGAAATAATTGGAACAACTTCTTTATCTACTAGTTGAGTTCTATTTAAATCTAAATATAGCTCTGCAGTAAAGCTTCCAGAAGAGCCACTTCCTGTACTTGTGCTAACATCCCCATTACTATCTGCTGTTGCATTTGATCCATTTATTTTCCAATATCCAGAATCAAATGCAGAAGATGCTCCTTCCGTAATTTTAACAGCACTAAAAGTGAGACTAGTGGGTGCATTTGCAACAGGAGTACTATTTGGATCATGAACAACTACATCTGCACTTGAAATAATTCTATAGGATTCTCCGGCATCTCCTTCTTCTCCGTTTCGAGCTACTGAAACTGTAAAATTGTTCGTTCTATTTGCAAAACCTGCATAAGCTCCATTACTTTTTGGAGATGCTGTAATTGCTAAGTTTCCACTTGAAAAAGTAGCACTCAGTGCAGAAACTGTAAAATTGTTAAAATTTGTGCCCGTACCATTCACTGCAGAACCTGTAGAGCTATTTACAGTAGCACCACTAGGTATAGTAGTACTAAAATTCCAAGAGGAAGTAACATCAGTACCTCCAGCAAATACTTTTGCTGTTGTTGTTACACTTAAACCGCTGAGAGCAGTGGACGCAGGACCTATAACAGTTTCTGAATCATTTGTTAACTCAAGAGTAATCCCGTCTTCTACAAAACGAGCCACAAGAGCCGGAGTAGACCATTCAGTATTTGCAATATCATCAGTAGCAGTATTAGATATAGCTGCGGCACTTATTCTCCATACATAAGGCAACGCCCGAGAAGGACTTGGCATAGTTGTGGACCAGTTATTTCTATCTGTACCTGTTTCTAAAGCTCCACTTGCAAAAGTATAGGTAAGAGCCCCAGTAGGATCAGCAGGAGCATTATTTTGATCATTATTTTGTCGAAATAATTCTATAGTTGCAGAATTAATTCCTGCTGCTCCATCACTCCCACTAAATTGCACAGGAGCACTCCATTCATTATAAAGAATAAAGTCAGAAGTTGTAGTTACGCCATTTGCTGTTGCAGCTATTATCCATATTGGAGCAGTTCCTGTGACGGCTGCTGCAGCTCCATTCGCGCTAGTATACCAGCCTCCAGTACCATTCTGAAAAACTTGATTACCGTTAGGATCATTTCCAGAATGATCAACTAATCCTGTTGCAAGAACTACTTTTACTTGTGGAAAGCTAGTTCCAGGTAACTCGTTTCCAGCAGGTGCATTTGTTGATTTTTTATATAAGTAAACTAATCCTGTTCCTTGTGCATCGCCATCTTTTATAAATGTGAAAGTTTGAGTTATTGTTGTTGTAATATCAGCAAACCCATTCCCTTGAGGAATAGTAAGAGTATAAGTAATTGCTTCTGTAAGCTCAAAAGGAGCATTATTAAGTGCACCAGTAAAAGTATGATCAGCAATATTAGCTCTTGTAGGTCCGCTTGATTGAGTTTCTTCAGTGATTGATCCTACTTGAATCCCTACATTATTTGCAAAATTTTCAGTAGTAGAAGTTCCAGAGATTGTAAACTCTCCAGCACTAGGATTAGACGCTTTAAAATCTAACCCCACTCCCCCTAAAAATACTTCGAGTTTACCTCCTGAGTTTGCACTACTTTGAACTACACCGTCTTTATCACAAGGAATTACATGGCTATCATTTGTAAAATTAAATGTAAGCCCACCATAGCCAATTCTAACTGCTAATATATTATCAACATCTTTAGCATAAATTTCTGAAGTGGGAGGCTCATTAGTATTAGTTCCACTAGCAGGTATATTTGGAGTCCAGTTTGAGGGTTTTTCTGCAACTTCTACAACTACTGTTTTAGATCCGCCATTTTCATTTACCCAATTATAGTTTCCAGGAGTTCCTATCGTAGTAGGCACAGGAAAATCAATAGTTGCTATGTCTCCTCCTGGATCAAACCAGTTTGTTAGTGCTCCATTTACAGTTGGCTGTAAAACTGTACTGGCAACTTTAAATCTAAAAATAGGATCGCCAAACCCTGCAGAAGCTGTGGCAGTAAATGTCAAATTTCCTTGAGTTGTTGGGGCTACTTGAAGATAATTGGGGCTGCCTTCGTAAACAGGCTTAACACCTCCTGATTCATAAACGACAGTGTAGTCTTCTAACTCTAAAAATACTGAACGATTTCCTTCTCCAGCTGCAACATCCCCCTGCTTACTAATAGTAATGGTATCTGTGACTGCTTTATTACCGTTTCCTGGGTCGTTTTTCTCTATAACCTCTACTTGTATAGTGAATGAGCTGCCTCCACTATAAGGTATTGTTTCATTTCCATTCCAGATTTGTTTTTTATAGCCGAAAAGTCCTACATTATTATCTAAAAAAGTAGCATCGGGAGCAGCAAATACTGAACCAGAAGGTGCAGTAGAAGGATCACCGTAAGTTAATTTAAACTGAGGATCCTCAAAACCTTGAGCAGTAGCAACAATTTCAATATTTGGTGGAGCTAAAGTTAATTCTTCGTCTGGATTATATTGTAAGAATGCAACATTTGTATCAATTAGTACAGATCTTTTACCTTCTAAGTTAGGATCAAGAGCTAAGAAGTTGTTGAATGAAAAATCACCTGTTGAAGTATCATATACAACTCTTCCAACTATAAAATCTCTTATAAAATCTGGTGCGTATGCTTGAACATATGCAGTAGTACCGGCAGAAACAGCAGTGTCAAAAGATCTATCCAGAAATAAAACAGTATCGCTCTCTACAAAAGCAACTCTTGCTGCCTTTGTATTTGAAAAGTATAATTTATTTAAATTATTTAATTTAGTAAATTTTGTATTTACACCAACTACTTTATTACTATTTGCAGCAATAGAAACAGTTCCTGACGTCGAACCATAGCTTGGTAGAGTATTTAATTCTGCCCAGTATTTTGCTACACCTGTTTCCGTATAGGCTCTATCAATATCAAACCAATAAAATAAATTTAAAGTATCGTCAAAATTACGACCAACAAGCTTTAAGGGTTTTGAAGTGTCACTATGGTCTGATACTAAATAGGCAATTCTCTTTGTACCATCGGTTTCCCCTGGATAGGCACCTCTTTCAGCAACATCACTTTTTAAATTTAAACAATCAAAAGAAAAAGAAGAACCTAAGCTTTTTGCTTCGTTTCTTTTAAATCTACTAGGAGCTATTGTCGCCGTAACACCTTCTCTAAATCTTAAAATGCCACCTCTGTATCTTTTCCAAGTATCTGGGTCATTTGCAAGATCTATTGCAATACTGCCGTGTCCGACTCTCTGTACCTCTTCAAAAGCCGACAAAGACCCTAAGTACCAGTAGAATCCGGTGCTAGGTTCTCTAACAACATCATTTGGAGTATAAACAACATTTCCAGTAGTATCATAATCCCCGTGGTAGTAACCTCCACCACCGGCAGTTTCTGCCGTTATAAATGGAAAATCTGTTGACAGTCCTTCCGTTTGTAAACCATTTATACGATTAACTTTATCTGAGAAAGGATTATCAACATCATATCTAGCTGTTACCCAGTCTGATTTATTTCCACGAACCGAGACCGCTCGAACTCTAAAAACGTACTCACCGTCGGGGACATTTTCAAACTTATATGTCCTTTCTCTTTTACCTGCAAAAATAAGAGTTTCTTGATCTGGAATATTTGTTTTTATTTCAAATCCATCAAGATGTCTTGAAGTTTCTAGTGCAACTCCATTTACTATTGTTATCGCAGGGAACTCCCATTCAACAATTAACTCTTCGCCGGGGCGAGTGTTATCAGAGGTTTGTAAAACTCTAACAATATCTGGGGGAGTAAAATCTTCGGGTTCACTAGGATAAACATCATCAGGAATATCATCAGCAGCATCAGGATTATCTACAAAATCATACTTACTGTCAAAGTGCTCTACTGCAGTAATTGCGTATATATTTGGCTCTTCTTGTGAAATTCCCAGCACTCTGTAAAGATCTGGTGATCCTACAGTTGCTGTGCCAGAAGTTGTTTCCGTAAGCATCCAAATAGATTTATTCACAGGAAGCGTGCTATAAGCCTCTGTAGTTGTTAGTGAGCTAACATCTGTTTGGCTATTAGCAACTGGCTTAGATTCTATAAAAGAATGCTCTTTCCAATCAATGTTTAGTAGTTCTCCGGTTGCACCATTATTTGTATAAGCATTTGCCGCTTTTTCTTTAGTATCTATAGGGCCAAACACTCTATCAGTATCGTTTTGGCTAGTAATATTAATCCAAGCATTATGCACACGATCGCCGCGAGAAATATTATTTTGTGCTGGCTGAGTACTAGGATTAGGCCCTGCGTTCACACTTACAGTGCCCTCACCGATGTAAAAAGCTGCAGGTTCTGTAAGTAAAACTGTTAGTTCATATTGTGAACTGCCAGAAAGAGTTACAGGACGATCAAGAGTAACTGTAGTAGCATTTCCTGAAGTTGAAGCTGTAAGTAGTCTACCACTTAACTGAGCTCCATACCTTGCGGCGTCTTGGATTTGAATTATATCGCCAGGCTTTATAAATATACCTTCAAATGAAGTTTTAAAAGATACAATTTCTGTTTGATTCTGTGCTGTAAATAATTTCCATTTTCCATATCTTTTTGCTTGACCTTCAGAAGTACACCCAAATGCCATTGCATTTTCTTTTATAATTCTACCTTCAGAAATGATTGCATCCCTATCTTCAATGACAAGGGCTTGCTGTTCATAGTCTACTTCAGGGTTATTCCAAGTAACAACAACTTGATTAGTTCTTGTTTTTTGCCCAGTAGTTTCATAAGAAAAAGCACCATCTAAAACATTTCCTCTTGTAAAACTATGTACAGGATCGCCTGGGGCATCTAAGATAGTGGTCATCTTACCATCAAGCCAGTATACTAAAGAAGTAAATATAGTTGCTATATCTTTTAAAACTTTATACACATCTGTGGCTTTTGTCAACATTAAGTTGGCAGTAAATCGTGGCTCATAACCTCCTTTGCAATCTTCTACAAGTTCATCGCAGTATTTTGAAATTTTATAAAGAGCATATAGATCAATATCTTCGGGACGAAGCCATTCTCCTGCTCCAAATCGGTCATTTACAATAATATCGTAAAAAACCCAAGCAGGATTATTCGTATAGTATAAGCCTTCTGACATACTACCATTCCAATACTCTGGATAAGTAGGAACGGTATAAGCAACTCCTCCTTTAGTTTCTGTAGCAGTAGAATAGTCTCTAGGAATATATCCTTCGGGCACTCTTATTCTTAGCCCCTGAATTTCATAAGATCTTTTAGGAACATTTTGAAAATCTCTAGAATCTAAAAATACGCCAGCATGTGCAGTATAAGGATATGAAAAAATATCTTTATTTATAGCAGTTAAAGCACTGATTGTACCTGTTGTATCTCCTGACTCAGCGTTTCCTGTAGATAAATTATGATCTGCACCACGAGTTGTATTAGCTCGACCTTTATGTCGAGTTAATCGAGTAAGTCTAATTTCAAAATCTATAAAAGGTCTAAAAGGATTTAAATCAATGAAATGCTCAAAAGATATAGCACTTTTATGTTTTCCATCGTGAAAAACTTGACCTATATGTGTACCGTCTGCAGATCTAAATGCGTGTCGATACTTATTTTCAAAAGTTGCTTCTCCAGGCCTTTTTAAACGAATTTGAAATAAGTAAATAGCATTGTGAGGATGCTCATCTCCATTGTCTTTGTTTATAGCTATAAAATTATTGTAAGTTATTGCGATTCTTAGTTCATCAACTGTTGGAGCTGTAGTACTATTTAGTCCAAATGCAGAACTTGATATAATTGTTGGAGCAGTAGCACCTTCAGTAGCTATTGTTTCCCCTTCTGGATAGTGTGCTGTGCTGTAATAAACATTTGGTTGAGCTGCATTTAATACAATTTTTTCAAACTCGGCGGGAGCTCTAGCGATATTTCCAACTACGTTACCTGCGTTCCAATTCGCAAGATCCATTTGTCTTAATAATATTCCTCCCTCTCCTGAAAAAGTTGCAAGATTTCCAGTATAGGGAGTGCCTCCACCTACTCCATTTAGTTCAGGAATAGGATCTTGAAACGTAGAGCCGTTTCTAAACTCTACATGAGATCCTGTATATTTTGCAGGAGCTGCTTCATCTATTTCATCAGCATCTGGTTGGATAGCTCCAGTTACAAACCAAGTATATGTACCATTTCCCAGTGTTGGAGCAGACTTTACAGTAATAGTTGTTTCTGTAATTGTATTTATTTCTAAAGTTTCAAGCAATCCTACTTTGTAGTCTACAGTATTAGTAGCCAAGTGTGCAGCTTGAAAACTATTTAGGGGGTTGCGAGGAGTAAAAAGTATAGTTTTATTTGTATTATCGCTAGAGTCTAGCTTACCTTGACCTACCATCAAGACAGCATCTGTATCTGGATCCGTTAAAACTATAAGTTTTGTTTCACTTTCTTCAGTATTAAAAGTAGTAGGCAAAGCACTTTGACAAACTATTGTAAATCTTTGATTCGCAAAACTTGCAGTTCCGCTTTTAGAGGTTCCAGGTTTACGAACTGCCAAATAGTTTGTATTAGTAGGAGTTCCTCTTAAAGGAGCTGGTATAACTTGTCCTGTAATTGTAAAAGTTGTGCCAGAACAAGTTGCACTACCTTTTATAGGATCATATGCAGCTTCAGAATTAAGATTCTGTAAACGATTTCCATTAACGTACACAGAAGATTTTCCATATACTAAACCCTGCACAGGGCCTTCACAAATAGCATCGTGAACAAAAATGTGTTGTTGATTACTTTTTACTGGAGCTACCATTATTTTCTAGCTCCAAAATTAAAGCCGAACCCATTAGTCCATCCAGGAAACCCACCCCAGATTCCACCGTTGTAGTATGTATTAGAAATAGTTTTATCTTTATTTCTAATTTCAAATCCTATAGGCCGTGCGGGGACTCTTAATTGTCCGTAAACAACTGGAACAGGGTCTCCTTCTAATATTACTTGCTCCGCTCCTCTAAATAGATAGGTTGTCTCTCTATCAGTATTAAAATCATCGACAGCAGGATCAGGTGCCATCATTTGTTGTAGACCCGTGGCGGCAAGCATTACTGCTGCTGCAGCTGCAATATATCCTAAAGCTTTTAAGCTATATACAGTTTTGGTGACGACTCCAGCGCCGCCTGCCACTGCAGTGTATGTCTTCGTTGTCGCTATAAAATATTCTCGCAACCCGGGGGTCATCATAATCACAACAATTGCAATAGCTGCAAGTATTTTTCCAAAACCACTTTTAGATCCAGCAGGCTGAGGAGAGATATATACATCTCCCTCTCCAAAAGTCATTAAAAGTTCCTCTTCATCCTCTAATCGTTCGGATCCTATTTCAAAAATAAATCCAATATCTTTATTGTGACAATCAATAAGATACTCTCTAATGTCTGGAAAATTGCATTCTAAGTTTCTAAAAATATCTGCAGGAGTTTGCGCATATATTACTAGCTCTCTGCCATATTTTGCTCCTAACTCTCCGTCAAGATATACGTTACGTTTCATATCTATATATTCCTACTAAATACTTTAGCCAAAAGCGACTTAATGGCTCTCTACAAGACAATCTATTTTCTGCATGATGAAAAAAATTATTATCGCCAATATATACTCCACAGTGATCAGGAACATCATGTTTTACTTTAAAAATTAAAACATCATTTTTTCTCATCTCGTTCATCGAAACTTTTTTACCTCCCCACTTTTCTATAATTTGATCAGAAAAATAGTCAAGATTTTTATCCCACCAATTATCTTCAAAGGGAACTCGGGGAGGTATTTCTATATTTTTAGATTTTAGATAATCTCTCATGGCTTCAAAGCAGTCTTTAACGCCAAATTTATATTCACGACCAATTAAGGGATAAGATTTTGTCTCTGGCTCTACAATATTTAATTCCATTTCTGGAAAACTATATATCCAATAAGGAATTCCCATTGCGTTACAATAATTTATATCAGTCTCACTAGGCTTATTAGAAGCATCTGGATGACTATGAACTATTGCAAAAATATCGTAGCGTTTTACAATTTCCAAATAGTCTTCTGAAGATATAATAAAGTCATTATCTTCCTCTGCAACATTTTTACAGGGAAACCATTGCTTCTCCCCTTTTACTATTGCTATTACACCGCACCCTTCTCTAGGGTATTCTTCCTCGAAATGCTTTTGTATTTCTTCAAGCATTATTTAAATTTCCTTGTTCCTGGGAACCCTCCAAACGGCAGAGGTATGCTCTCATCTCCATTTGTAGAGTTATGAAATCTCTTTTTACAAGACTGTATAGTTTTACCACAAGCATCATTTGCAGCCGTAGTTACATTATTTTCTGCATCAAAAAAAGGGCCATTAGTAGGATGAGGTCTCCAACTACAACCAGATCTTACTGATTTAGCTGTTGTTCCAAGATCTGCTCCTTTATACTCCCAAGGACAATATTTTCCAATAACATAGCGATTTGGAATTTTAAAACCTTCTATATCAAATGGGCTTGCAAGCTCAAACTCAACTAAAATATTATTCTCTAATGAAACTCTATCTAAAATATACTTACTTGAAGGAAACTCTTTTGGTACCGGCACAGAAGTTATAGCTGTAGTTTTAGTCTCTCTATCAGAGTATGTATAATAACTATCTGAAATTTTTACATATGTATTCTTTAATAACGTTCTTCGATAAGTTACACTTGAACCTAGCACATCTTCATTTTTTGTAATATTCAAATCTGCTAGTATATCATCAATCGTGGTTTCGTTTTCTTCTCCATCCGAATTAGCTTGATCATAATTTGAAAAATTACTTATATTTCTAGCAAGTGCTGCAATGTTTGCAATAGAAAGTGTGGGTCTTGCGGCAGCGCCTGTAGATTGAGCTTCTATTCCGTCTATCCCAATAGGGACTGCTAAATATTCTGACCACTCTAAGTTTCCGCTAGAATTATATTTAGGAAACCATATATTTGTAGTGCCCTCTTCTAAGCCATCTATTAAGTGGACTTCAGTGGCAGTAGGTTTAGTATTTAAAAGTATGTCAAACAGTTCTACGTAAGAATCATCTAATTCAGTACTCTGAACTACATCAATTAAGTCAGTCATGCTACAGGCTCATATACTCGTCTAAAGGATGCTTTCAAGTTAATTACATTCTCATTTGGATATGTTAAACTGTATCCATCACAAACTACAGTTAAAGTTTCAAATGTATCTGTTGGACTTGCTGCTTCTGCATCTTTTGTATTTGTAATCTTTATCTGGAAATTTTTAGCTTTCTTCTGATCCAAAAATGCTGCAATTAAGTTTCCTTCCTTGTAGTCCCGATTATTAAAAGTAACACTAAAAGCTTCTTGCTTACTATTGATACCGTTTAAAGCTCTCTGCTCATATCCATCGCCAAACTTTGCGGTTAATACGTCAAAAGACACTTGTCTAGAGAATCCTCTATCAGCAGTTACTACATAATTTTGAGCAGGCAAGCTGTTCCCAGCCTCCCCTTGAGCTATTGTAAATTCATAAAACTTAGCCATTATGAGGCTCCATACGGACTAAGAATACCGCCCGCTCGTTTTTGATTAACTAATTCTTTTTGTACTGCCATTGCTATTGCATTTCCAATATTTGCACCCTGATTGCTAGAGGATTGAGAAGCCATTTCAGCTTGACCATTTCCATCAATTGAAACATTTACTGTTACATTATTTGTTTGTCCTGAACCATTTCTCATGTCTACAGGAATTTCTTTTCCATTGGGTAGCGGAACAACTGCTTCTGTTCCATGAAGAATTGCAGGATATCCTGCTTGTCGACCTCTTGCGATTCCTCCTCCTGTAAACTGTTGAACTTTTTCTGCAACTCCTCCATAACGCATACTTGGATCTGGTTCAAATATTCCGCCCTGTCTTCCAAATAAACTGCCGAAGAATCCGCCCGCACCGCCTGTTGCAGCTATGAGCATCTTTAATACTAGCTGTTTTGCAATCATTGCGGCAATGTCTGCTAGAATTGCTTTTGCCATATCTGCGAACGCTTGTTTTGCAGATTTTGTACCAGAAATTAACGCAGTAAAGGCCCCTGTCATATTACTTTCAAGACTTCTAGCAGTGCCATTTATAATTGTGTTTATATCATTTAAGTTGGCTTTTTGTTCTTCCAAACCTTCTAATTTTGCAGTAAGTGTATCAACCCCTGCTTCTGTTTCTTTCGCTGCTACTTCTCCGGCTTTAGTTGATTGTGCTCCTACTCTTGCTGATAAACTATCAAGCTTATCAGCTAATACTATCATGTTCTCTGCACCGGTTCTTTCTGCCTTACTTGAGTTAGGATCTCCTAAAATTCCTTCCGCTCTTGTTCGAGCTATTTCTGCTTCTGCCGCTAATCGTGCTGCTAAAACTTCGTACTCTAAGCTTGCTAGCTCTCGTGCGCGTGCAGCTCTATCGTCTACGGTTGCTTTTTGAGCATCTAAAAGCTCTTTTGTTCTTGCAATTTCTAAATCTAGCCCTCGTTCTTGTTCATCTAAGAAAGCAAAAGGATTGCTTTCTCGTTCTGCACGCAAAGTTCTTTGATCATCTCTACCTTGTTGTTCAAAGTCTAGTCGCGCATCTTTAAGATTTAAGTCATCTAGCTTTTTTTGTATATCAAAGATTCTTTTAGCTTCTGCAAATTCAGCTTTTTTAGTTTCTAGAAGTTTTTGAGCATCTGACTTTCTCGACTCCTCTAATGCTTTAATATCGGCAGTTATTTTTGCTTGTCGCTCTGTTTCTGCAGTACCGTCCAATAAAAGCTCTACCATGTCTCTTTGAGCGTCTAATGCATCAATTTGAGCGTCAACTACTTTATCTTCCTGCTCTAATTTTAATTCGGTAAATGCTGCTCCTATACCTTCCTCTCTGGAGATCCGTTTTAAAATTTCTTGTTGTTTTTTTAATTCTCCATTAGCGGTTATGACTTTATGATTAGCCTGTTCTAAAAGTGTGTTAAAGTTTTCCATTTGTGCCTGTAATTGAAATACAGACTCTACAGGCATATTCATCTCTCTTGCAAGCATTTTTGCAAACTTTACCGCTTGGGGAAATTGTTCTTCCAGTTCTTTTAAAGAAGTAGATGTAGCAAGCTTTCCTGGATTTTCATCAAAAAATACTTTAAAGGCGGCATTGGTAGATTTTTGAAATTCTTTACTTTGATCAATTGCAGCACTAAAGGGAGTTATTTGTCTATTTTGAAGCTTTGCTACTTCTGCTCCGAAATCTGAAAATTGTTGAGTCGCTGTTTTAATATTTCCCACAAAACTATTTACAGGGGCTGCTAGTTCAGATAAAGCTTTATTAATCTTTTCAATCGAAATGGTGCCCTCTTCTCCTAAAGCAAATAACTGTGCTTTTAAAGCCTCTAAACCTTTATCAACACTTGGGAGAACATTTTCCATATTGCCTAAACGTGCTTCTGCAGCAGCTAAAACTGCTAAAGCATCGCTTTTACTAACTTTTCCGATTGCATCTAAAGCTTCTTGTGCTCCAAAATCAGGTGTCTTAATTGATGACGGATCTGGGGCTCGTGTCGAGGCTGCCGCTCTAAATTTTTCTTGTGCCTCTATTGCCTCTTTATATCTTTCTATTGCTTCCTCATCAATAGTTGTTCCCAGCCTAATAAAAGCTTGTTTAATTTCATCAAAAACCCCTACACTAGCTCTTGCTTGTATTGCAAAAGTTGAAAATTCAGAAGAAGATTCTTTTATTTCCTCAGTAACTAAAGAAACAGTTTTGGTAAAAATTTTAAATCTCTCATTAGTTTCTTGAATAGATTTTTGTACACCTGAGGGGCCAAAAATTGCACTAAGTGCGGGACCTATTAGACTTATGACAAATAAAGCTTGTCCAATAATAGGAATAGCATTTAAAAAGGCTCTACCGAAAAGAGTAACAGCAGATCCTGCCACTCTAGCAGATGCTCCAAGCTTACCATAAACATCCCCGGCTTTTGCTACTTCTGCGGCATTTCTTTTTACCCCCTCTGTAGCTATTGCTATTCCTTGTGCAAAACCTGCCTGATCAATTTTTTCACTATAAGCTGCCGTTCTTTTACCTATTCTAGAGGTTGAAGCTGCTGAACGTCCTGCAGTGGTATAAGTTGCTCTACCTTTTTCGGCATTAATTAGTTTTTCAAGTTCTGCTCTTTGAGCCTTAATAGCTGCTGTTTCTGCATCATACTCTTGTTTAGCAGCTCCTGCCATCTTTTTTGCCTGAGCATCTCTGGCTTTTTCTGACCTTGATAAACTTAAAATTGCTTTTTTAAGTTGGGCAATACTTGCTTCACCTGCTTTAATTTTAGGAATAAGTTGCTTTGCTACAGGCGGAGTAACGTCCGTAACTTTTAATTTTTTTGCAATACCTTCATAGCTACCTTCAATGACTTTTTTAGATTTTTTTGCTGCCTGTGCTGCGGAGACGGCAATTAGTCTATTTCTTGCAACTACTTCATCAATAGCAGGTATTACTTGTTTTACAAGAGTTCCGGCAAAAAATGTAAGAGCAGCAGTTAAAGCAATTTTATTAGTTGCAAAAAAGTTTATAATCGGACCTAAAATATTATTTGAAAAAACAACTATTTCTTTACTTAAATTATTAAAAGAAGCAGCTAATTTATCATAAGGACTTGGGTCTACTGCTTCTGAAATTTTTTGATATTTAGTTAATCCCTGAGTTATTGTTGCATTTACAAAAGCTTGTACCTTTTCAAATTGAGAAAGTTGATTAGCTGTTTTACCTAAACTAGTAGCATAATCTAATGCAGCTTGATCTAATCGTACAATAATACCTAATTCATCTAGAATTTCCGGTTCGAGTTTTGCAGTACCACGAATTAAGCGATCAATAGCATCCCCCATATCTCTTCCAAGAGCTAATGATGCGCCTTTTGCCACTTCTGCTAATTGAAGAATTTGTGAACTAGAAAATCCTGCGGAAGTACCTACAGAGACTGCGCGCAATGATTGTTCAGTAGAAATTGCTTGATCTGCTACAGCTCTTAAATCAGCTGCTAGTGCTCCTAGATTTCTACCAGATAAAGCCCCAATTCTTTCCAAACTGGTTTCTAACCTTTCTAATGCTGCGGCTCTCTTGAGCACTCCGAAAGCGGCCGAAACCGCAAAAACGTTAGCAGCAAAAGTTGCATAAACAGGTACAAGACCGCCTACAACTCCTGCTTGTTTAGAGAATGCTTTTGTAGAGTTAGAAGTGGCTTGTGCAGAGCCTTGCATGGCTCTATAGCCTTTACGGGTGGAAGCATTTAAGCCGTCTTGACTAGCTTTTGTTTCATCCAGGGCTTTCTTTAGCTTCTTAGCAGAAAGCGTTGCTTTCTGCATTTTACCATTGACTTCAATATCAATTGTAACTTTTTTTGCCATTAGCCCTGTACATTATGGGTGTACGTTTTACCACCCCCTGCAGAAGATTTTGCTTTTCGTTCTTCTGCTTTTCTTTTTCGCTCCGCTTCTTGTAGTCTGTGCGCTACTAGAATATTTTCCCACATTTTCATATAGAAATATGTTGTGGCAGGATCTGGTATACCATATATTTTAAAAATGTAATCTATACCTTCCCAGTGCTTTCCTAAATAGGAACCGCTCATGCCCTCCCATCTGTCTGTAAGTAATGAAAACACAAAAAATGCCACTTGAACTTCTTCGGGAAAATCCGAAAGCTCTAGCGGCATTTTGGCGGGATCAGGATCTTGTCCTAGCTGATCACATATTGTTAGATATTTTTCAATATCTATTTTTGAATCAGCTTCTTTTGCAAACCGTTCAAGTAGCTTTTCAACTTCCGCTACTTGCTGCTGGTAAAATTTTCAAGATCACCGACTACTTCTGTAACCCAAGAATCAAAATGTGTAGAGTTCTTCATGAGAAGCTCTGCATTTTCTTCTGTATAGGGCAGCTCATCCTCAGGATCAAGTTCAGAAATATCCACCAAAAGAAACTCTTCTAGGTAGCGATATTTAAGTCCCTTCCATCCTTTAATTACATCCTTACAATATTCTGTAAGAAATTTATCTTCGTCTAAGATTTCTTCTGGCTGTCTTGTTTTTCGATCAAACTTTGTACTTACGCACTTTTTTCTTAGCTTTAAAAGAGCGTCTCTTGCTAAGTAGCATAAATCAATTTTTAGTCCTGTGTATCCAGGAAAGTCTAAAGTTACCGTTTTACTAGGAGTCATCAAACTCGCAAGAGAAACTGATTTTTTATCTGTCATGTTGTACCTGTTCCTTTTAAAAAGTTGTAATCAATTTATACCACATATTATATCTAAGGTCAGCTGATATGTCAAGAATTATTTTTATCACCTGGAACGAAAAAACCCGCCGAAGCGGGTTTTTTAAGTTGTATAAAATTATACTGTGTATACTTGTTGATTTGCAGTCGTGGTATCACCAAAGTAGGTAAGCACCAGTTCATCTGCCTTATCAAAGTCATTAGTATACGCACCGAATCCAGTTTCAAGTGAGATAACATCTTCAACTGAGTGTACAGGAACGTCGATGTGCACTTTTGGCATATTTATATAGAGTCGCGGGTCTCCGTCGGTCGCACCACCAATCTGGAAAGTGACTCCGAAGTCGTTTACAACTTTATCCAAACCTTGACCAGAAGTTGTCATATCATTGAAAAGATCAACAGAGCTTCCTTTATCTGACCCGGCAGTATCAAGAGTTAGATAGCAATTAAAGTTGCCTGTAACTGTTCTACCACCGGTTACACCTTCAATTGGAATATTTACGTTACCCAGTTCCTCTGGAACGAGATAACTAATATTATTTGAAATTGTAACATTTCCACCTGTAAGAGTCAAGTAGTAGTCAAGAGACGGGAAAGCTGCAGAGTCAGTGGTTGAAACAATAAGCTGAGTCAAACGATTTCGAATAAAGTTAGTGGTTGTATCAACACCTGCACCAATGGCTCGTGCTGCAGTACCACTAGCACCCGCGGTAAGAACAAGATAGAATCTCATATCATCACCAGTGTTAAGAATAACATCACCCGCAGCACAATCAGTAGTATTTACCGTATCAGCGTCTGCTGCAACTACAGCGGCTCTGTGACTGTTTGCCGTAGCAAAAGCAGAACTACCAACTGTATATACATTACCTGCAGACTGCATATCTACAATATTCTTTGCAAATCCTGACCAATTAATTGTTGCAATACCATCAACTTCGAAGTCAATAGAGGCTTCATTAAGTTGAACATTTTGCAGCTTATAAACCATAGGGCTGTCAGTACTTGTTTCCATTACAAAGAACAAATTGCAAGTTGCGAGTACCGAACGATTTGACTGTCCAAAGTTGATTGTTTGAGAAGCCGGAGTAGGCATAGCCACAACTTCATCAAACTTTGAATTTGTGTCTACATTATTTGTTCGGAAAAATGCAGTTGGACTTCCAGCATCTATTGTACCGGTGGTGACTGTAATACTTCCTGTGCCGTCTCCGATCATTGAGTTAGGAATAATAAAAGTTTTACCTGTGGTATATCCTTCACCCGCACTAACTACTCTTGCTGCAGCTGCATTTCCTGAAGCATTTACTTCTATTTGAAGAGTGACTCCTTCCCCATCATGAGTTCCCGTAACCAAAGCATCATCAGTATCAACAATGTAAGTTCCTGTAGTTCGATCTCCCGCACTATCACTTGCAAGAGTAACCGTTTGAACAGCACCTTGAGAAGATACTGTACCATATGTATCAGCACCTGCCATTACAGCCCAAAGAGCTTCTTCTACTGCGTGGTGCTCAGTGCCACCATCACTTCCTGACGTTGTATAAAAAGGACGGACATAAGTACTAAAAGAAAACTCTGCGGGAGCAAGAGAATCTGTAAAGAGTCGTCGACCTCGACGGCTAATTCCATCTGCACCCTGCATTTCTGACAAAGTAACATCAGATGTATTAGTAGACTGTGAGAAACTAAATCCATCTAGTATAGGGATTTCCCACATTTTACTATTGAACTCCATGTAGAGTTTCGAGTCTCTACTAAAGTATAGTTGTTGTGCCATAGTTTATCTCCTATGAACTTTGAAAAGACTCGGACGTGAACCTTTGTTCGTGCCGGTCGTTTCTAGTATCGAACCTCTATTAAAAGTTCACCAACTCCTAGAGGATCTAATACACCTTCATCAGTATCTATACTGAGGATTGTGATTTGTTGTGTAAATTGTTCTATTCCAAACCTATCATAGTACCGTAATCGACTATTATCTTCTATTACTGTTTCTACATCTTCGAGTAATTCATCAAGAGCTTCTACTGCATCTTCTTGATTGACATAACATCTAACAGTAACATTTAAAAATCGATCTTTGTACCCACCGCCTTGGTATTCTCTAGTTTCTGATCCTGCATTCAAGTGAACTGCAGGAAACTCTTCTACTTCATCCCAAAACTTTAGACGAGGACTTACTTCATTTATTGCAGTGTGAAATATTCCTCGACCATCAATTAAAGCAAATTTATCTGCTAACGCTTTTGTAATTGCAGCTCTACGACTACTATATTGTCTATTTGTATCACTCACTAGACTCTCCTAGTATAGAATCTTCCTAAAGCCATTTGTGCTGCAATTTCTCTAATAGAAGCGTCGATAACTCTTCTTGGATCTCTTTCTGGAGTAGCCCAAGGTGGTTTTCCTCGACCTACCTCATAAACTTCATATGGATTCCTAGCATAAGTATATCCAAAACTTGGAAAACCCTGATTAGTTGTTGATACATCTGTAACTTTAACACTATTTGCAAAACGTCCTGTTCTATTTTCAAGTCCTGGGGATCTCATATTTTTCTTTACTACTTCTGGCAATCTTTGATTAATCATCGCCATAATAGAAAACATAGATCGTTTATTTTGTGTAGCTTTATTAGTTCTGCGTGTTCTTTTAGGAGCCACCCGCTTTGCCGTTGCAACACTAGTATCTTTTTTATTGCTTGCTGCTTTTCTCTTTCTTTTCTTTTTTGCTACGGCTTGCTTTCCGGCTATTATTGAAAAAACAACTTCTTCTGCTTTTTCGGCAGACTCGTCTTCAATTGTATCACTGCCCGGTATTCTAGCAATATCTTTTCGTGCTAACCAAGTTGCTAGTTCTTTTTCTAAAACTTTACTTACTTGTGCCCAGTCATTTTGTTCTGAGCCAGGAAAGTTTTTTCCTTTTCTTTGTACTAAAATTTCTACATCACCAATATATCGAATAGTTTCTCTTCCGCCTTTATTTACTAACTCAAACTGAGCTAATAAGTCTTTATACTTTTCGAATATTGTTTTAAAGTTTTTTGACTGTATAAATTTTTTACCTAGACCTGCTTCATCTTTATCTAGTATATCTATAACTTTTTTTAATCTGGCGATACCTACAGTTGTATCTTTATGCAGTCTTTGTAATCCAAAATCAAGTGCTTGCGTAAAGTCTGATCCTAAGTCTGTAGCTGATTTTTTAACTCTGCCTTTTGCTTTTAGAATCTCAAGTAACTTTCCTTGACCTCCTTTCTTAATATTTCTAAAAGGGGCTCGGGCTGTTCTAGACTGATGAAATACTACTTTATTTCCATCAGACTCATCTTCCATTATCGCAGAAATTCTGCTTCTTGCTAAACTCTGTTTTAAGCCTGTTAAAGCTGCGGAAGCGATCTCATTAAAGTCATTATCAGTTAAAGGATTTTCTTCCCCTAATCCTGCAAAATATTTATCAGTAGATTCTATAAAAGCAGCTTTAACATTATATCTAGTTACTACTACTCTCTGTGCACTTCTATCAATTCCTTTTCTTGCCCAAGTATCGTTTGCAAATTGCAACGCTTCTTTCATTAAGTCATTTAAATGTTGCTGAGCCATTAAAAGTTCTTATACAAATCAAGTACGCGTTTTATGTGATCTGGAAATG